CCATCATTAAACGTTAAAAGTATTTTACCTGCATTACCACTACCACCAAATTTAGCGTTTATTTGTCTTTCTATTGTTCTTCTTTCTTCTCTTGTTGGTATTCCATTAGCCATATTAATAGCCATACTTGGAAACATACCTGATTTTATATTAGATAAATGAAATTGTGCTATTTCCATATCTAACTGAATGTAGCTAGTAGAACCCTGATAGTCAGGTGTAGCGTAATAGTATGATCCTGGTGAATAATCTTTAATACATAATACTTGGTTAGCGTCTTTTCTATCTTTTAAGTCAAATGCTTTGTAGTATCTAGGTTTGTGTTTTCTTGTGTTTTCCCAATCTGCACTATAATAATATTCTTGTACTTTACCATAAGCGTCTGCCTTACCACTTCTTATATATTGAGCAGGAATATGTCTAAACTCTACAATCTTTGTTCTTGGTCTATTCCATATAGCATTAACATAACACATTCCAAATAACTTTAAATCAAATGCTAGGCATTTTAAAGTATCTTTTGGTGAATTGTGTAGTAAACCATTTAAAGCTAACCAACTCTCTTTTTTAGCGTCACTTTCTTCTCTATCAGTAGCGTCTAAACCCTCACCATAAATCATAGAGCTTACACCTTTTATAATAGCGTTGTTTATACTACTACCATTGTATAATTCTAATAAATATTGTGGATATAAATTATCTGATCCAAATTGTATCCATTCTTTATTATTTACTTCTGTGATAGTAGGCAGATTATATTCTGCTAAATGTATTACTGATATATTGTCTTTTTTCTTCATAATTAGTATGTTGGTTGCCAGTTTTGAGTTCCATACTGACTATCTCTATTGTTATCACTATTATATCCTTTTGTGCCTACACTTTGAGCTATTAAATCATTATTTGCATATTCTGTATAGTAACTTAAAGGGTTATCTGTTTCTATAGAATCAAAAGTTTCATCTACTGTAACATTTAAAACTATATTTATTCCAGGTATTTTAGTTGCAGTAGCAACATTTAAAATGTTTACATAACTAGAAGAAGTATAATATACTTCAATATCATAAGTATCACCAATAGGAATAACAACCCCCCCTTGCCTTTTAGCTAAATTGCTAGTAGTGTCATAATTAGATATGTTGCTAGTAGTAGGATAAAATGTAGTTAATCTTAAAGTCCAATATCTGTCATTGTTTAAAAAAGTAGGACTATTATAATCACCACTATTTGTTGGATAAGCAGCAACAGTTCTAATAAAATTAGTTTCTCTACCCCTTATATAAAACAATAAATTTTTACCTGATAATGTACTTGTATCTATTGCACTTGCTAAGTTTTCATAAAAGTACACATATTGTAGTGTACTCATTGATTCAGAATAATTTAAATTGTATGTAGCCATTAACTTCTAACTGTAAAAATTTTAGTATAATATTCTTTTACTAATTTTGCTTGTTCTTCTGAATCTTCAACAGTAGCTAATTTTTCAATTAACTCCTCATACATAGTTTTGTCTATATCTACATTTTCTGTTTTAGTTCCCATTGTTACCACCTATAAAATCTAAATCATCTTCTATTTTAACTTCTTTTGTTTTTACTTTCTTCTTTGATTTAGATGAATTAGTAAAATACTTTTCTTTTACTTCATCACTTAGATTGTTTATTTGATGAGGTTTAAGCTCACCATATGCTAAGTTCATATTTAAAGGTTTAAAATCTTTGTATTCTTCTTTTACTTTCCAAGCCATAATATAGTTTATTATAAATATAAAAGTCATTATATTGTTCACAACTTGTATATTTTATTAAAGTTTTTTTATATAATTATAATAATTGTAAAGTTTAGTTAATAAAAAAGGGTTACCGAATAGATAACCCTCTTTTAAATTGAGTAACGATTTATTAATTATCCAGTAGTGATAGTTAAATCTGCTTCGTCAGTTAAACCGTCAAATGGATATTTTGGTGTAGGTGTTCCACCTGAGCCAACACCTGCAGTTGCATTAATCCAAATCATAGGATCTTTTTCTTCTCCTCTTAATTCTAAAGTATATCCTGTCATATCTCCTTTTGCAGCTCCTGATACTGCAGTACCACCTGATACATCCATTCCATTATCTATACCTAATAAAAATAAGTTATCGTTGTTATCAAGAACAAAAACCTGACTTCTATTGTAAGAAACTAGCTTTAGTTCATTAGTTTGTGCAACGCTTAATTTTTGCATAGAAATAGACAAAGTTTGTTCAAAAAAAGTAGTTCCTGTTGCAGGATCACTAGTAAAGTTTACTGTCATAGAAGATAAGTTTGGTCTTAAATCATATTGAAATACTGTTACTGCTCCACCACTTTGAATATCCCAGTTAGCAAATCCTGCAGTATCTATAACATTAGTATCTGTACCGTCAAAAGTAGCATTAGCTCTAATGTCTGAACAATATGACTTAACAAAGTATATTCGCTTTAAACCACCTATTTGGTCTTTACAATCAACTAATAAACCTTTTGTTAAATTACAAGCCATGTTTATTTATTTTTTTAATTATTAATATTCCTTTTAAAAAAAAGGGGTGGTATTTCACACCCCTAATTATCTATCTACTATGTCCAAACAGTTGAACCGTAAACACCGTCAGTAGCTACAGCACACTGAACACCAACTGCAAAGTTCATTACAATTCTTACATTGTCTGAACCATCATATTGGTAAGTAGGTATAACTCTTGCTTCTGTCCAATCAGTAGCTAAATTAGTTCCAAATACTAAGTTTTCTCTGTATGTTGCAACAATTACATCATCAAACATACCTGCACAAACATAAATAGGGAAACCAAAGTAAGTAACACCACTAAAGTCTTGTGCTACACCTGCATTATTTATACCCTGATTAGAACCTGCATTAGCTAACGCTTGTAATAAGAAAGCGTAAGTTTTGCTATTCATATAAAAACCAAAACCTGGTTTTGATGTTAAACCACCAATACCTACTGCTGCGTCATATACAGAAGCCATATCAGTAAGAATGTCAGAAGCAGCTAAAGCGTCAGCAAAGTCAACTTCTGTAAAGTCTTTTAATATACTTGCGTCTGCTCCTGCTTGGTCTTGTGTTCCGTCATTAGATAAAAACCCAACACCAAAAGGTGATGAACCTTTCCAAATAGAGTTTTCTAATTGCTCACCTGCTTTTCCTGCAACTGTAGACAATAAGAAATCTTCAAAAGTTCCTGGTAGGTTTCCGTTTCTATCCATATTTTCACCAATCCAAGTTGGAAATACTGTACCTCTACAAATTTCTTCATTTACTTTTAAGTCAGTAAGTGTTAAAACTTGTTCAGTTAAACTTGTGTCATTACTAGATGAAAAAGAACAAGCTGCGGCAACAATAGGATCAGTAATTCCAATATTAGAAATTACTGCTTTACTGTTTAAGCCGTCTATTGTTCTTACGTAATTTTTTGCTACAGTATCTGGTGATTTAACGGCAGCCGTTACGTAAGGCAAAGCTAACTTACCTGCGTAAGTGTTGTCAGTAACAGTTATGTCAAACTGGTACTCTTTTGATAAATTATATTTGTTATTCGCCATTTTTTTAAAATTTTAATTATTTATTATTAATGTAATATGCTGCTCTTTCAGTTGCAGACATTTTTGTTAAATCTACTTTTTCAGATTTATTATATACCTCTGGATTATGAGTGAAACCCTCTGATCCAGGAGTTTTTTCTAGTTCAACTATTTGTGATTTTAGTTCCTCTACTTCTTCTACTAATGAAGAAATCATATCTTTTGACATTTCTACCATTTCTTCTTCTTTAACTTCTTCTTTTACTTCTTCAACCTCTTCTACTTTTTCTGACATTTCCTCTTTATCACCATAAGCCATTTCTTTAACTTTCTTAGCCATTTCTCTAGCTTTGTCTTCGTCTACATGGTCAGGTGTATGGTCAAATATAGCTTTAGATAGTTTTTCTTCGTCTATTTCTTCCATTTCTTTTTCTTCTTCCTCTTTCATCTCTTCTTTTTCTTCTTCTGCTTCAACACCCTCTGCTTCTTTTTCTTCACCCATGTCTAAAATTTTAGAATCTTCATCTATAGTTAGTTTAGCACCGTCAGACATTGTGTAAGTACCTGCACCTAATGGTGAGGTTTCACCGTCATCACCAACAACCATTACAGTAGAACCAATCATAAACTGGTCATCTTCGGTTGCTAATACTCTACCGTCATCTAAAATCATTTCAGCATACATTTTTACTTCTTTGCTTTCCTCTTTTGATAATAAGAGGTTTTTGATTTTTTCTATTGTAGTCATTGTTATCTTTTTTTTATAAATATTAAACTTAAATTATTGTTCACAGGCTCAGCGTTTTACTGTCCTATTTTTTATAGCAGAACATACTTTTATAGCAGTTTGTTTATTACCATATTGCTTAATCATATCTCTTAAACATTGTTCAAAAGGGTACTTTGCTAATGCTTGATTATTAACAAAGTCAGCATACTCTACATATTTATATTTTTTCTTATACTTTTTACGTTTTTTACCTAACTCATTTTCTTTGTATTCTACCTTTGTGCTATCTTCGTGAGTTTCACAAGCCATATATCTAACTACTCCGTTTACTCTATGTGTATGAAAACCTTTACAACCTTTAAACATTTCTGCATATATTTCAGCTTCTTCTTTAGTAGCAAACAAAGGTTCACCGTCTAAAGTTCCTACAACAGATAATTCATTTTCAAGTATAATATCTTTAATTTTTCCTAGTGTAACTTCATCAGGACAATCAGTACATTCTTCTGCTAAATCTATAATATCTTTAGGCTTTGACGCTTCTATTAACTTATCTGTAAAATAACCTTCAATACTAAACCCCCTTACCTTACCCTCTTTTACACTTTCCCAAATTTCAGAATTGTTAACTTTCATTTTTACAAACCAAGTACCTACAGGTAATTTACTAAAGCCATAAGAATTAGATTTATCATTTTTCTTATCTTCTTTAATCCAAGATTCTACAACAGTTATACCCTCAACAGGTACTTTATGCTCATAAGTAGCGTTATTGTTTCTTAAACTTGACATAAATAGCTCCTGAGCTTGTTTTATAGTATCTTCTGTAAAATACACAATATACTTTTCATCTTTTTCTTGATCGTATCTATCAATTTCCTTATTGGGTATGAGTACCGCACCAACTAAAGTTTTTTGTTCTTCATCTAATTTAGCTAAAGTTAAAAATTGGTCTTTATTAAAGAATACCCAGTTTTCTTCTATTGCAGGAAATTCAACTAAGCTAATAGCTTCTACACCAAATCTCTCTGATTCTTCATCTATAATTAATTCTACTTTTTTTAGTTTTTCTTTGCTCATACTAATAAATATAATTTGTTTATAATTGTTTACAACGTTGCTTGTAAGTTTAAATCATTCTGTAAAGCCTGACTACTACTAACATCACTTTCTACTACAAATGCTTGTACTGGTGGTGGCTCTGCAGTTATTGCTCCAAATGTAGGTACTGTTGGTACAGTATCTTCTATACTTACTCCTGCATCAATATTAGGTGCAGTACCTCCACCACTTTCACCAGGAATATCAGTTTGTAGTATACTTCTAACATTAGCCAAACCTGCAGCTATTACCCCTGCAGCACCTATAGCACCAAATATACCACCCTGTGCTAGAGCTTTGGTTGCCCCTGCATAAGTATCCATAGTTGCTTGTGCTACTGCTAACCCTTTACCTGCTTTTGTTTCTGCTCCTACTAATGCAGTTAATCCTGTTAAAGCTCCTCCTATAATTTGTCTTCTTTGGTCTTGTAATGCTTCTTCTTTTGCTGTTCCCTCTGCATCTAGTTTATCTTTCTTTTTTTGATAATCTATATTTATTTGTTCTTTTTTCTTGGCTAATTCTTCTTCGTTGTTAATAGTTAATTCTGCCATTCTTAACAATCTATTTTTCTCATTTAAAAATTCTTGTTCTTGTCTTTTTACCTCATCTACCCCTATTTTAGCTAATTCTTCTTTATTAGCTCTTTCTTCTGCTAATAAGGCATTTTTTTGTTCTCCACTTTCTTTTTCTAATTGTGTCTTTCTAAATTCTGTTTCTGTTATTGCATTATTTAATCTTTCTATTTGTGCTAGTATTTCTGCATTATCTTTTTGTAAAGTTAATTGTGTAGCTAAAGCACTTTTTTGTTCTTTTAACGCTTCTAATTCTGCTTCTGCTTGTTTTTCTGATATTGTTAATAGTTCATCATTTGCTTTTATTCTATCTTGTATACTGTTACTAACATCATCTCTAATTTTTCTTTGTATTTCTGCATCTGTTTCAAATTGTTTAATAATTCCCTCGTGTTTGGCTTCTAATAAACTTAAATTGTTAGTAGCTTTAACAACTGCTTCTGCCTGATCTTTTACTGTTTTTATAGTAACCCCTTTAAAAGTATTATTAAACTCTTGTACTGCTACTCTACCCATTTTAGAAATTTCCCCAATACCCTCTCTAAAATCTACTATAATACCTTTACCTGCTGCTATTGCTTCCTCACCTGCCTCTTTAATTTCTTGTTTATATCCGTTTATTTGATTTGTTAATTCTTGTATTCTTTTAACATCACCTTTTCCTAACCAAGATTTTTCCCAAGCTAACTGTACCTCTTTTATAACTAGAGCTACACTATTAAAAGTTAATTTTAAAGGTGTTAAAGCAAGTGTCATTAGGTTTTTTATTAATCTTCCTAAAGCGTCAAAATTTTCAGTAGTTGCAGTAACTCTATCAAATACTGTTTTTATAGTAGATATTATTTTGTTAAATACTATACCAACCATATTAAAAGCCGTAGCTACTGCGTCTGCCGTTTCCTGATTTCTCATTAATGCTTGTCCTAATTGATCTACAACCTTTAATACTATACCTATACCTGCTGCTTTCATAGCAAGCCCTAAACCTTTAAACCCATTTGACAAACTCTTAATTGCAGAATTTTGTTTTTTTGCAGTCACACCAACATCTTTAACGCCTTTTTCTATTTCACCTAATTTTTGTAAAGCCTCTTTAATATCTGCTTCTACTTCTATTGTTACTTTTTCTGCCATAATTTTAATTTTTTAAATGTTTCTCTAATTGTTGTAGGGTATTCTTCTGATCCTGTTTCAAAAGCGTATTTATTACCACTTGCCTCTAGCTCTGTTAAAAGGTTTAATGATATAGGCATAAGTTTTCCTACTTCTTGTATGTATTTTTCTAATTCCATATTAAATTGTCTAAATCTTGAAATAATATATTTTCTGCATTTTGATATATTGCACTAACTGTTGGTACTATTGTAGCGTCAGGATCACCCAATGGTTGTTGTATAATAGATACTTTAGCTACCCAATGTACTCTTTCACTTGCTCCACCAACTATAGTAGGTGTCCAAAAACCTCTATTATCAAATGTTGTTATATTAACAGTAGGGGTAGTAAAAGCACTTTCTTTATTTGTTTTTAATAAATCACCACCTGAACTACCTATTTGTGAATTAGTGTTATCTCTATTTATTAATACTGTATCATATTCAAAATATCCACACTTACCAGAATTTGTACCTGATACTATACTACCTAATAAACTTACTTTAACATAATTCATACTTAAAATAGATAGTGACATCATTTGACTTTGCATACCATTGTAATTAAAGTTTGTAGTTGTAGTGCTATCTAGCGTTGTACCCTGCATATAATAAGTAGTAGTATAAGCATTACCATTAGTTGTAATAATGTTGTAGTTAGTTTGTAAATTAGGCATTAAAGAGGGCATAGGTAATTGTACAGGAGGTATATCTGAATTGTTTGTATTATCAAAACCAAAATCTGTAACACCTGCACTTGTATAACAATCTCCTACACCTGTACTAGCATTTGTTTGTACAAAAGTCCAATCAGGATTAACTTCTTCACAACAAGTATTGGTTATAGTTGTACTTGCTCCTGTTCCTGCATCTACCCAAGTCATTAAACCTGTATTTGTAATAGTTGGTATAGCTCCACAATCATTAGTTAATTTTTCTATAACTTTTAATAATGTTACTTTAGTAGATTTGTTTCCACCTACTAAATAATTATCTATACTAATTACTCTCCATAGTGTATTTTTTATAAAATATACATTCTGAAAACCTCCTGCTGCAAATGACCTAATATCTACAGGATTAAGATTTAAATAACATTCCATTATTCTAGCCTCATCACTATATATCTCATTAATGTACTGTGACCAATAATCAGTATAAAATCCATGCTCACTATAAGTCATACCAAAATAATTAAAAGTAAAGCCTGTGTTAAAATTAGGACTATACCAAGTCCAGTTAAGCAGTTTAGTATTAGCAGTAACAGAGCCTAAAGTATCTAGGTTATATTGTAAACATAAAGGAAATTTATTATTAGTAGTTGTAGCGTCACCTGTTTGTAAGAATTGATTAGAGTATATATTAAAATCAAAAGCATTACCTGTATTAGGATTTGTGCCTGTAATGTCAATAGGTGTACCACTATAATAAAACAATCTAGGTGTCATTGTTTCTAGTGGACTTCTTGGCTCATCTTGTTCTGCTTTAAATAAATAGGCTAAAGCTACATTAGCAGTAGGTAAAGCTCCATTAATTGTATTACCTGCCCATTGACCTATACCCTGTGCTATAAAAGGTGCAAATACACTAAAATTACTAAATTCATTATTAGCAAAATCATTTCTTTTATTTTCTATATAAGTACCATATACAGTATTATATATATCCTTATATCTTTTGTTTAGAATATCCTCATCTTCTAAATCCCCAAACTTTAATACTTTAGATTGTAGTTCATTTGTAGGTTTTATTACTTGCTCTTTAGATACATCTAATTTATCTGTCCAATATTGTGTAGTACCACCATTTATATAATCTTGATAAGGCTCTATTAGTAATAACTTTTCATTGTCTGCATCTGTTTGTATAATTAAGTTAAATCTATTTACTAAATCTTTTACAAAATCTGCCTGTGTCATATCAGGCATATTGTGATACATTTGTACCTCACCATTTAAACCACCTGACATTAAACCTATATTATCTGTTTGTTCTGTTTCTATAGTACAAGATGATATTGTTGCAGTAGCTAATTGTGTTCCTGTTTGAGGACTTACAGTAAATGGTTCACACTCTAATAATAAATAGTATATTGTACCTGGAGTTGCTTGTAATTCTTGAGGAAATTCTATTGTTTGGTTAGAACCTGTTGACACATTTTGTTGAAAGCCATAACCTACAGGTTGATTAGTTGTTTGATTGTACCAACGTGGTCTTAATTGTACTACACTTAAAGGATCACCACTAGGACTAACTGTATTGTTAATATTAATAGTTAAAGTAACTTTTACAGATATTGTTCCTGTGGGTAGTAAAGTATTATCTGTTATATCTACAGGTATTTTTATAGACGGTGTATCTACTCCTGATATACCCCCTACACCCCAATCAGTTAATTGATTGTTATATAAACCATTAGGGTCAAATACTTCATTATCTACATCTAGATTACTAAATACACTTTCTACTAAACCAATACCACTAGGATCAGTTACAGGAAAAGTAGTTGCAGGACTTGAGCTAGACATATTAGCTTGAAAACCTATAAACGGTGCCTCACTACCTGCACTTGTATTAAATAGTGTTTGTACTCTACTATGCTCAGTAGATAGTGTCATAAACAATCTACTAAAAAATTGAGTATCTGTTATGGGGGTACTAACGTTTGTATCATCTATTCCTAAAAAACTACTTTTAATTTGATAACCTGCTTTCTGTGCAATTATATGAAACAATCTTTGTATTCTTATTGCAGGTTTTAAATTAGAAGCCTGAATCATACCGTAATAATTAAAAGCGTCATTAACATTACCTCCCAATTCAGTTAAACCCTCTGAATAAACATCTGCAGGATCCCAAAACATAGCACTAGAATAAGGATTTGTAGTATGTCCATAATCTATTATAGGATACATTATATCGTTAGTTGTTGTACTAGCAACTGTTGTAAGTCCTGTAGTCCAACTAGCTACAATATTAGGTAGTGTTAGTATATGGTCTAATTGGTTATCTTCTATAAATAATTCAGGGTTTGTAGTGTCTTGAGTTCTAAAAGCGTCTTTTAATCTATTGTCTTTTAAATCAGTAAAGAAATCTGCAGTATCACCAAATAAAGCAACCTCATACAACCTAGCATTCATATAGATAGATTTTAATTGTATAAAGCCTTTTAACTGTGGAATACTATCTATATATAATATTGCATTAAATTTTGTTTTAGCATCATATACCAAACTATCTAAATTAACATCAAAATAATTTTCAAAGAAATCATTATTAGCATTAGAAAAAGGTAGTTTAAGAGTTTGGCTAAAACTAGCTTTTCTTTGGTCAGGGTTTTTTAAATCTAACCAATTATAATTAACTACAACATTAGGACTTTCTTGTAAATCTAATTCAAATTGTGTTACATCAAAAGTATCATCACTTGTTGTTTGCCTACGATATGCTACCAATCTTACATCCATTAGCTATTAGTTCTTACTTTGTTAGCGTACTCTAAATTAATTGTGTACTGTATTTTTATCTTATCATTTACACTTGTTTTTTTAGTGTATGTTTTATTAGTTATAATTACAGGATATATTGTACCATTATCATCTATTATTTGTATGTCAGTAGAAGTAAATAGTTCTTCTAGCCATACTGCCTCATCTTCATTTAAATAATCAGAATTGATTACTAATTTTCTAGTAGCTTCTGTAAATAATGTTTCTTTGCCTCTATCCCAATTATTATAACTAAATGTAGCACTATCCCAAGTACCTGACACACTTTCCATTTCTTCACTTGTTATATCTACGCTTTCTATAGATTTATTTCTAAAGTTCATATAATCCCATGCACCTAATCTATTACGCCAAGCTAATCTAATATTATCGTATCTTGTGCAGCTTTGGTGTCTATCATCTATTCCTGTTCTACTTGCACCATATCTATAAAAGTTATAATACTTAGTACACCTATTTGCTATGTCTGAAGAAGTACTACCAAATATTCTATAATACGCCCAATTAGAAAAGTTACTAGGTCTAGCATTTACCCCTGTTACTGTTGCTCCCTCACTATCTATTACATTTGCTATAGATTGTGTTTCTAAGTTTTTAGTACCACAACCAAAATATAATATAGCTGCATCTACAGTAGTAGATTGAGCAGCACTAGCCCCACCACTTGTATTAGAATTTGGTAATAAATGAGTTGTAGCACTTCCAGTTGTTCCTGCTATTAAAGTACCTGCACTATTAAAATATTGTATTGCTATATACTTTATTTTCTCACCTACTGTTATTATACTACTACTAGCATTGTTTCCCTGCTTAAAACAAATAGTCATTCTATCTAAATTATCTGCACTTGTACTACTACCTCTAACAAATTGAACAGTTGGAGAATTAGTTAAAAAACCATAATCATCTTCATTAGTAGTGTCATTAATAAAATAAGTTAAAGGAAAGTTTGTACTCTCTACATCTAAACCACCTACATTAGTTGCAGTTTTAGTAAAAGGTGTTGTTGCAGGAATACCAACTGCTATATTACTTGTATAAGCCGTAGGATCTGTTTCTGGTGATAATTCTTCTACTGGAGCTGCGGTTTGGCTTGTAGCCTTTTCATAACCACCTAATATCCTAATAGCAACTGCTTGACTTGTATTCGTAGAAAAAGGTTTAGCAACTACATTAATACCTAAACTATGAATACTATTAGTTGTAGAGTTTTCATCTCTTTGTTGTGTTTCTAAATAAGTTCTAACTATTTTGTGAACATCAACTATACCTACTCCTGCTTGATTTTTATGTATTTTTAATTTAGCTATAGTTGTTAAAGCTCCTGTATTTGTTTGACTTATTTGTACTTGTACTATATATCTAAACTTTGCTGCACCTG